CGTGTGAGAAGCTATTAAAACAAGTTAGCCATGAGATAGAGCTCAGGGCAATGGAAAGTAAAATTCCTAAACAAAAAAGCACCTGACGAGAAGTCGGGCACTTACTAAAATTTTCAATTTAATTATATCACGAAAGGAGCGAATATGGAAGCAATTGAAGTTGTGAGAATTAAGGATGTAATCATCGAAAAGGTTTCGGCCAACGATGAAGAATTAGAACACATCTTTGGATGCACAAAGCGACAAGCAGGAGATCGAAGAAGAGAAATGCAAAAACTCCCTAGTCAGCAAAAACATCTTAGAGATTGTGGCCAACTTGTAACAGTAAAAGGATTTGATGCCTACCTACAATACAGAGGTAGTCGAGAATGGAAAAAAGAAATGGAAACAAGTAAGAAAATGAGGTCGGTTGGATGAATCTATTAGACAAAATCACAAAATGGTTTTTTTCAACAACCAAAATTGAAATCAATCAAGACTGGCGATTAGTCGCATTAGACTTGAACCGTGAATTGATTGAGACACAGGAAGAAAACCAAATCTTATATCAGCGCATAGCTGACCTTGAGAAATTATTAGAGGTATAGAAAATGACAGAACCAACTTTAGCAAGCCAATTTTTAGGAATTGCAACAATTATTACTTGCTTATTCATCGTATTGTTATTGATTGCAAGTAGCGAGCAGAAAGCAAGACGACAAAAAGAAGAACAAGAAAGACTAGATCGAGAAATTATTGATGTTTATCAGCAAGGGCGAAATCAATTTAATAATATTGCCCGTGAAAATATCAGAAATTGTGATAGAAAATTCACATATGACACACAAAAACCAGAAGGTCTACGTGAAGAGTTACTAGCTCTACCATATCCAAAGGGGTGATTACATGAACCTATATATCTGGAAGTGTGGATGTAGAGATTGTGGTAATACATTCGAGTATGTCGATAGTTACCCAATTATTGAATGTCCTAAATGTGGAAGTGTGGATCTAAAGAATGAATTTAAAGGTAAAGCATACGATTAAAAGGAGGAATAAACATGGCAACACTTTACGAACTAACTGGACAATTCCTTGATATCTACAACTTGGAATTAGACGAAGAAACAAAACTAGACACGCTTGATAGTATCGACTGGCAGACTGATTATGAAGAAAAAGTCGAAAACTATATCAAGGTTATCAAGAACATCGAATCAGATGTGGAAGCACGCAAAGCAGAAATCAAGCGATTGACTGAATTGAACAAGGCTGATGAAAAGAAGAAAGACCACTTGAAAGAAACACTTTCTACCAGTATGGCTCTTACTGGTCATGAACGTGTAGACACACCACTATTTAAAGTTTCATTCCGTAAGTCTCAAGCAGTTGAAGTCGATGAAATGGTACTTCCTGAAAGCTACAAGGTGGCAACTTGGAAGCCTGATAAGAAACGACTTAAAGAAGACTTGAAGAATGGTCTTGAAATTGTCGGTGCAAGTCTAGTAGAAAGAAAGAATTTAAGTATTAGGTAAGAAGATATGAAAATCACTAAAGCAACAGAAATTACAAATAATGATGCCTGTTACCTGATTTATGGAAATCCAGGCTTTGGGAAAACAACTGCAATTTCATTTATTCCAGGGAAGACATTGGTTATCAACATTGATAAGTCAGCAAAAGTCTTAGCTGGCAATCCTAACATTGATATTGCAGATGTCGATACACATAAGATTTGGGATGAATGGTTATCAGTGGTTAAAGAACTACTGAATGGAGCAGGTAAGCCATACGATACAATCGTGGTTGATAATGTTTCTGAATTATTCAGAGCTTGCCTTGCCAATCTAGGACGAGATGGAAAAAACCATCGAGTACCAACACAAGCAGATTACCAAAGGGTTGACTTCACTATCTTAGATAGTTTACGGGCGCTATTGCAATTAAATAAACGGATTGTGTTTACTGCGTGGGAAACATCAGATCAATGGTCGGATGAGAATGGCATGATTTACAACAGGGCTATGCCAGACATTCGGAGTAAAATCCTGAATAACTTCCTCGGTTTGACGGATGTGGTTGCTCGTCTAGTTAAGAAGACAACAGATGACGGTGAGGAAGTCCGTGGGTTTATCCTACAACCTTCTGCAAGCGTATATGCTAAGAACCGTCTTGATGATAGGAAGGGGTGTAAGGTAGATGAGCTTTTCGCTCAGGGATTACCAGAAGGAACTGATAATTGATATTATCAAGTCCATGAAGGCAGGCAATCGTAAAATCATGGTACAGTCACCACCGCGGTCAGGAAAAACAGTCGTGATGTCTTTCATAGCTAAAAATGCAACCGATAAAAATAAAAAAGTTCTATTTTTTAGCCATAGAAAAGAAATCAATGAACAAGTCCACGAAACATTCAAGCGTGGAGGAGTGAACCTAGACAACGTTATTATCGGAACGGTTGGAAGTATTGTACGTAGATTGAATAAATTGCCTGAGGTAGATGTAATCCTTGTAGATGAAGCTCACCACATTAAAGCAAAACAATATCAGACAATTTTAAATCACTTTGAAAATGCAACTCAATTATTCTTTACAGGGACTCCAATCCGATTAGATGGCTCTGGATTTCATGATCTAGCAGATGATTTAGTCGTAGGGAAGTCAATCCGTTGGTTACAAGAACACGGAAATATATCTGAGTTTGATTACTATTCAGTAAATCTACTGGATATGGCTAAACTCAAAAAACGTTCTGGAGAATTTACTAACCACTCAGTCGATGAAGCACTTGATTTTAAAACAGAATACGGTGATTACATCGACCACTACGAACGATTGGCAAAAGGAAAACAAGCTATCGTATACACCCATAGCGTAGAATACGCTGAGAGGGTTTCTAAGCGATTTTCTGAACAAGGCTACCAATCAGGAGTAGTCAGTGGAAAAACTCCACAGAGCGAACGTGAGAGCCTTATGCAAGCGTTTAGGGATGGTCAATTAACTATTATGGTTAATGTCAATCTATTTACAGAAGGTATTGACCTACCAAACGTAGATGTTTGTATTATGTTACGACCAACTGCATCTCTATCATTATATCTTCAGTTTGCCATGAGGGCATTAAATCCAAGAGAAGGTAAACGTGCAATTTTAATTGATCACGTAGGTAATCATATTAGACACGGTTTACCAAACGATGATAAAGATTGGACACTTGATGGAACAAAGAAGAAAAAGGAAACATCTGAGAGGTCAACTGTAACTTGTGAGGAGTGTTTCGCAACGTTTTGGAGAGACCAATTAGAAGATGGTCATTGTCCATACTGCAATGCAGAAGTGATTAAAAAGAAAATGATTGAGGATATTGAACGTGAGAAATCAGATGTTCAATTAGAAAAAATCAATCAAGGAATGGAATTTATTACCATTCAAGGCGAAAGAATAGAGGTCAAAAAAGAAGAAGCGATTGTGTATCGTCGTGTAATGACCTATGGAAAAAGATACACAAGATGTAAGAACTTATCGGAGCTTAAAGCGTTCCGTATACTCAATGGCTACAAACCAGGTTGGATGTGGCACAAGCAAAAAGAATTAAATTTATGGAGATAATAAACATGGCACTTTTTTCAGTAAATTATGAAGCAGCAGAACAATTTTCATCTATCGAAGATGGAACATACGAAGTAGTCGTATTTTCAGCAGAACAGTCAGCAAGTAGATTGGGAACGGATTTCTTAGATATTCGTTTGAAAATCCGTGATGACTTTCAACAAAAATTCCGTAATAACCTAATCTTTGATAAAGTATGGATCAATAAGCAAACTCTTCAATATCCAGAGTGGGCTTTGCAACGATATGCTAAAGCAGTAAAAATCCCACAAGGAATTGAAATCAATACAATCGAACAATTCTTAGATATTATCAAGGGAAAAACATTAAAGGTTACCGTTAAAAATGAACAATCTGAATCTGATGGTAAGACCTACGATAACTTAAACATCAAGAAAATGGAACAATCTGAATTACCACCTTATTCTGGAACGGTATCATCTGAACCAGCTCAAACTAAAGACGATGATTTAGATTTACCATTCTAAGCCTATGGTTGGGATGGTAGATTATGCCCTTCATTATCAAAAACTAGGTTTCTCAGTCATCCCAATCGATAAGAAAAGTAAACGTGCAATCACTAAATTCAAAGATAAAACATTTACTGAGGATGAAATCAGAAGGTTTTGGCATGAACAACCAGATGCAAACATTGCAGTAAGAACAACCGATTTCTTTGTGATTGATATTGATGTATCAGTCACAGAGAATGGTTATGAATCGTTAAAAGAGTGGGAATTATCACAGTATATCCCCACTACCTTGACTGCTACAACCCCTAGTGGTGGAAAGCATATCTTTCTTAAAAAACCAAAAGGGGTTGAGTTAAGTCAAGATATTCGTGTGAAACCTGGTATTGATATTAAGGCAAACAAAAACAATTATGTATTAGTCGCACCAAGCAATAGTCCAAAAGGAAAATATGTTTGGGATAAAACAACAGATGTGATTGCTGAAGCACCGCAAGAAATAGTTGCAATCCTACAAACATCCAAAAAAGCAAAAGAACCACTCAGCTTCACAACTGATTACAGTCGAGGAGAGTTTTCAAGTAAAACTGCAAAATTATTCGAGCAAGTTGTTTTCGGTTTGGGTGATAAAGGTGGTAGAAATAACGCTCTTGCCAGTTTTATCGGTGGCCTCTTAATGAGAGGTGTGGATGTAGATGCAGTATATTTACTTGCAAAAATAGCAAATCACTATACTTCAGACAGCCTACCAATGGATGAAGTAGATAGAACATTTGAAAGCATGGTTAGAAAGGAGATGGATAGACGAGGTGGCAGTGAACATTGAAGCAGTAAAGCAAGAATACAAAAGTAAAGTTATACAACATCCAGCTTTCATTGAGAAAGCAAATGATTGGAGAGAAATTTGTTTGGCTTGTCGGAAATATCGAGAAAACTGGCTGGAAAGCGTGAAGTGGAACGAAACACAGTATGGTACACGAGAAGAAAACAAGAATGCACCTACCCGATTGACTGAATTAGCAGTAGCACAAGGCATGGAACAGATTTTACATATCGTAAACCTACCGAATGAACGTGTGGCAATTTATGATCCAGACCATGGATACTATCATAAAGACCCTAGTTTTGCTTATAAAATCATTCGATTATTAGAACCAAATTTTAGTGAAGCTAAGTCAAAAAACGTTTTATTTATGCTTGCATCTACTCCAAGATTAAATCAACACGAAGGTTTTTCATGCGATTTCTCAATCGGTGCATATAAAGACCCTAAACGTTTTATCTTGGTCAAGAATGGTATTTATGACAAAAAAGAGAAAAAACTACAAGGTTTTACGCATGAGTTTGTAGCATTCTCAACTATTGGTACTGAATATGACCACTTTGCAAAATCTCCTGTCATAGACGGGTGGGATATTGATAGTTGGTTACTAGACCTCATGAGTGGAGATGAAGAGCTTGTAGAACTCATCTGGCAAGTCATCTCAACAAGTTTAAATGGTAATTACTCATATCGTAAATCAATCTGGTTTGTCGGTGAAGGTAATGACGGTAAGGGTACGGTTCAGCAACTCATTACTAATCTAGTTGGTATGAGGAACGTAGCAAGTTTAAAACTCAATCAATTCTCAGAGCGTTTTGCTCTATCGATGATTGAAGGTAAGACAGTGATCATCGGAGATGATGTCCAAGCTGGTATCTATGTAGATGAGTCTTCAAACTTTAACTCAGTGGTGACTGGTGAACCAGTCTTGGTTGAAGAAAAAAACAAACAACCATATACGACTGTTTTTAGAAAAACGGTTATCCAGTCTACAAATGAGTTACCACGGTTTAAAAACAAAACAAACGGAACTTACAGACGGTTTGGAATTATACCTTTTAGAAAGTCGTTTTCAAGTAAAGAAGATAATTGGGCAATCAAAGATGATTATATCTATCGTGAAGAAGTCTTAGAATACGTCTTGAAGAAAGCTCTTGAAATTTCATTCGATAGGTTTATTGAACCTAAAGCATCACTCGAAGCACTCGAAGATTTCAAAGAGTCAAACGATACCGTCAAGGCATTCGTCAATGAATGGTTTGACAAATTCCAATCCACGCGCCTCCCTTCAAGGTTTTTGTGGTGGTTGTATCAGGAATGGTGCAGAGATGAAGGAGTTACAAAATTAACGAAACGTAAATTTGAAACTCAATTAGCAAAAAATATCCCTGCAAATTGGGTTAAGAAAAAAATAAGACCTTTAGGTCAATTCATCCCTTCAGTGGATGTACCGAAACACTATCTCGGATTTTCTTGGATGGATGATGAAAGCCAAATAGCTACATCAGGGTATGAATTGGTTACCGTTAACCGTTAGGTTACCGTATGTTTTTATACTACGGTAACCATGTTTAAGCCTTATGTATCAATAGTTTAACTTATATTAGTTACTTTATTACCTTTCTATTCTATTGAAATAATAAAAAATAAATAAATAAAATATATATAAAGAGAAAAGGTAATT